AAATTTGCTGTCTGAATCAGCCCAGCCAAACTGCGTTCTCATAAGTTCTGCCTTCCTTGATAGTTGTATGTCTTTCGCGCAGGAAAGTAAAAATCCTACAATGTTGTCCATCTGTGCGCCACGAGCTAGCACTCCGTTCTGACCTAAAAATTTCTTTGGTTCATCCTTACCGATCAACGCACTCGCTGGTATAGCAAACTCTTTAGTGCCGTCTATGGGCAAGTGCAACCGCATCAACGCCATCTCGCCAAGCAAAGGGTCTGTCATACGCTTAAGTACGTACAGGTCATGCTCGTAAACTAATACAGGGTCGTCATCCGTTCTTTCCATGTAGATGCCGCCTTTTTTGCCACGGAAGTAAGGCCACGGGAATGCTGGCACTTTGTAAGAAACAACTTCCTCTTCTTCCTCAACCTCGACTTCGTATGTACCTTCTTCGGTCGGTTCAGCTTTGGCTATCTCTTTACCTAATACAATAGGCGTAGTGATCTTGCCTTTGTGTATACAACCGCTACACCCGTCAGGGTTCTCTTTCTCAAACGTCTCGCAGAAGTGCGGCCCACCCTTACGCTGTAGGTCATGCACCTTAATCTCAACTTCTTCTGGGTCATAACCGGGGTACTTCTCTGACATCTTGTGTGCAGCCGACGCCCCCTCCTCACAGAACGCAGCTATGGATAAGGCGCTGCGCCATAGGTTATAACTAATGGTGTCTTGATTTTGATAGCAGTGGACTAACTGCTTGCATCCTTCGCCTTGCGCCGACTTCAGCATGATTGTCTTGAAGCGGGATATGCGGTTGCCCATAAGGGATAGGGTCAGGGCACTACGCTGTATTTGCCTTTTTGGGGCAAACTTCTTATCGCTTATTACGCCTAGCGTTACACGTAGCTCAGCAGGCTCACTTAAGCTACCTCCTACAGTTATTAGCGTAACTGGAGAAGGCGGGGTGTCTTTAAAATTTAGTGTGTTAGGTACACGCAGTATTCGTGCAGGTTCAAAACACTTCTTGTCAGAAAGTAAGCCGTGTATCTGACAAAGTTCAGCCAAACGATCCATCATAGGTTGCCATACATCTTTACCGACAACCTCAGTAAGTACCCAGTAGGCGTGTATGCCACGGCCTGAATTAACTATTATGGGCTTGGGTAGCCCGATTGTCTTACAGAAGCGTTGCAGTTCCTGTAGTCCAGTAGCTTGGTCAATGTAGCCTTCACCAGATGCAGCCTTATCTTCTCCACAGTCAATGTCCACCCACAATGCTTTGAAGTACGTTGCATTGTCGCCTGTGCGGTTATCGCCTGTTTCATATTTGGCGCAGCCAAAATACACGTCGCGCTCATCTTCGAGCATGTCTTGTATTAGCTCATTTACCTCTTCTCTAGTTTCTACAAGGTGCTGCCTCGTCTTCTTGTTCTTGATGCCTACTACTGCATACCAGCCTTGCGGGGCTAGCACAGCATCTAAAAGGTCGAAGTCAGCCATTGTTCTATCTCAGGAGGAAAAAAAGGGGGAGATCGCTCTCCCCCGAAAGCCGCAGGTTGCGGCGCGAGAAACTTAGTCGTCACTCCATGCACTAACTACATCCGCCAAGCTCTTTGATTCTGTAGGCGGGGGCGTAACTTTCTTCGATGCACGTTTGGTCGGTTCGGTTACTTCTTCCTCAACCTCTTTAACTACCTGAGTTTTCTTAGGCTTCTGCTCAAACTCTTCGTTGCTATCGCCACCCTTGTCTATAACAGCTACATTAAGCACTACTGCTTTGTGCGACTCAGGTGACTCAACTGCTTCAGCAACTACGTCTTGCAGGTCTGGATGACTAGATACAAAGTCAACCGCACGGAACAAAATAGACTGGTTGTTGTTGTCTTCATTAAAGTCAATCTCAGTTACAACACCATCGATGTTCTCGCCGTTAGCTATCACGTAATCGATATAAGCGTTGAGCGGGAACGTCTGCCCAGTGCCTTTACCAAAGATTGATTTAGATGCTACCTCAAGCTGATAGATGTCACCATGATTGTTACCGCCTACTTCTTCTGGCAGGATAACTGCTAAGCGGCGTTTGAATCGGCATGCACGGGTCTCGCCTTGGCCTGAACCTTTGATGTTCTGTGGGCAGGTCTCGCACGATTGGTTCTGTGGGTTCTTGATGCTAGCGTCAGGTGTACGCCCATCGTTAGTCCAGCAATCAGGTGCAGTAGCTTCAGCATTAGGATCGTAAGCCTTAGCGTAGAACGTGCGCTGTACATTAGGCGCAACACCAACTAGTACCACTCGTAAAGGCGCTTTGAGTTTACCTGCTGTCTCACCGTTAACCACACGAACAAACATACCGTTACGTGGCGAGATACGCTTTAACTTAGCACCTTGCTTCATCAACGATTGAGTCAATGCGCTAGGGGCTTTCTTACCTGCAACGGCTACGTCGCGGTTCTTAAAAATAGAAACTTCGTTTGTCATTTGTTACTTCTCCTTACGGTGATTTTGTACTGGCTATCCAACAGCATGCCCTTAGGAAATTTGTCGGGGTTCTCTTCAAGAAACTGCTTCATGTTCGTCTGACTTATACGCTTCTCAAACAGACCAAGAGCGTCATTGTCTTTGACAAACTGATACATCGAGTCCCAATCGTTAGTCCAGTAGCGAGTCGCTACTCTGCGCATTACTGTACCTGCTTGGGTTTTGATACTATCGGCATCGGTGTCTTTGCATATCTCCAACAGCCTAGCCTCTATTACATCCATCTGCGCTTCTAACTGCTTATCTTCATCTTCGTACTTTGATTTTAGTTCTGACCTTGCATCGCGTATCTTTAGGTAGATAGCGGATAACTTACTAGCAGATGCCTCTTCATCCATGACACCCTCCTTAGTAAGTGTACTTAGGGGCGCACGTAACGTCAGTAACAACGTCAGTGGTTCTACCAGATATTTTTTGCTTTGCCATAATAACTACCGCACGGGTACGGTTAACTTCGCACTCGTTGATTGCCATGATGACTTCATTACGACTCATACCGCGAATCTCTTTGTCTACTAGTAGTTGAGAGTTTGGTAGGTCGTTATAAGTGCCGCATCCCGTCATTGCGAGCGGAATGATAAGTACTAGTTTGTTCATGCTTAGCTCCTTCGGTTAATAAAAGTACGGGGTCACTAGGGTGAAAGGTAAAACAATGTCAAAGTCCCTAGCCCCCGCTGCCGGTGTTATATGCGCCACCTCCGGCTGGGCTATTTTGATTCTATTTCCTGCTTGTACAACTCAATAATTTTGTTATGGTTTGTTATGTTTCCTCGAAGCATGGCGTACATTCGTCGTTCGACTTCACTACCTCTTATATGTACAACAGTCATCGGGTTCTTTTGTCCGGGTCTGTCAATTCGTGCATTCGCCTGAAGATAGGTTTCAACACTAGTGACAGGGGCGTACCAGATTACTACATTTGCTGCTGTTAGTGTTAGTCCATGTGATGCTGCTTGGGGCTGAATTATTAATACCTTAGTATTTTGGTCGGTCTGAAATCTATTAATAATGTCATGTCTTTTATTAACTGTTACCTGTCCGCTAATAACCTCACAAGTAATGCCTGCTTTAATTAGATGTTCCCGTAGTAAAGCAATCGTGTGTGTAAACGGTACAAATACTAAAACTTTATGGCTTGCCTCTTCAATAACTTCTTGTACTACGTTTAGACGGTTCGATACATCAAATTCAATAACTTGTTTTTCGTCAGAATAAACCGCACCGCCCGATATTTGCAACAACTTATTTAGTTTTACTGCTGCGTTAACAGACGTAACTTCTTCGCCGTCTGCTTCGAATATCATTTGTTGTTTTAGTATCTCGTAATACTTTTTTTGCTGAGACGTTAACGGTGCGTCACGCTCTACATACGTCACATCAGGTAAGTCTAAGCACTGCTTCTTTTCAAATCGTATAGCTGGCTGTAGTGCGTTATGGACTATTACTTCTGAATCTTTACGTGGTATCCAACGAAACTGACCGACCTTCTCCATCACTTTGTCACGGAACTGCCCGTAGAACTTAGGTATACCATCAGGGTTAATTAGTTTAGCTAAACCATACGCATCTACAGGAGACTGTGCAGCGGGTGTACCAGTCAACATCCACAACCATGTGTCTGGTGT